ACGCCCGGGAGGAGCGTTGGGCACTCCTCGTATGTCACCGCCGCGCCGGCAAGACCGTCGCCGCCGTCAACGAGTTGATTGGCCGCGCCCTCCACACGCAGAAGGAACATGCGCGGTACGCTTACCTAGCCCCCTTCAGGGAACAAGCGAAGCGGATCGCGTGGGATTACCTCCTCCGTTACAGCGAAGGCTTCCGCCGCAGCGCCTCCATCGCCGAACTCAGTGTCATGCTCGTCAACGGCTCCCGCATCACGCTCCACGGCGCGGACAACGCCGACAACCTGCGCGGCCAGTACTGGGACGGGATCGTGGTGGACGAGCCTGCATCCATGCGCCAATCCGTTTTCACCGAGGTGATCCGCCCCGCGCTCGCCGACCGCATCGGGTGGGCGGTCTGGATCGGCACCGCCGCCGGCAAGAATGAGTTCTGGGAGATGTACGAGATCGCCCGCAAGTCCTACGGTGGCCCCACCGGGTGGTACTTCATGGACTTGAAGGCCAGCGAGTCCAACATACTGCCCCAGCAGGAGTTGGACGACGCCCGGCTGGTCATGGACGAGGACACCTACGCGCAGGAGTTCGAGAACGACTTCGGCGCGGCCATCAAGGGGTCCATTTACGGTAAGGCGGTGAAGGCGATGGAGGTGGACACGCCTGAACACCCCACCCAGATCGCCGCCGTGGACTACGCGCCCGACATACCGACACACACTTGCTGGGACATCGGTTTTTCCGACTTCTGTGTGGTGTGGTTCTTTCAGATCATCGCCAAAGTCCCCCACTTCACCGACTGCCTCGCCGTGCGCGGACACGATGTCCACGACGTAGCCTCTCTAGTGGAGGACCGGAAGCTCCAGTATGGCTTCAAGCCGGGGTATCACTACCTGCCCCGCGATGCGTGGGCCGACACTTTCCAGACGGGCCGCTCCACGGTGGAGCAGTTGCTTGCTCGCGGCATACGCGCTCGTGCCGTTCCGTCCCTGTCGGTGCAGGACGGGATTCAGGCCACTCGGCTCATGCTGCGGACCGCTCGCTTCGACAAGACACGCTGCGCCCGGGCGTTGGAAGCGATGCGCCAGTACCAGTACGAGTACGACGAATCCAAACAAACGTTCCGCAGCAAGCCCCGGCATGATTGGTGTTCGGACTACGCGGACGCGCTCCGCATCGGGGCGCTCGGGTATCAGGAAGACTTCGGGGCTACGCCGGTGTATGTTCCACCACGCCTGCAACCGAAGCCTAAAATCAGCGATGGCATCCAGCTTGAGAAACTCTGGGACACGGTGAAGCGGCCAGTGGGCCGATGGAGCAACCGGATATGAGCAACACACGCTCGCACGACTCGAACAAGTCCCGCGCCGCCACCCGCGCCGCCGCGCTCGCCAAGCTGCTCGGGGATGAAGTGCGTACCCCCCTGACCTTGAACCCGTCCGAGAAGCGCCCCTTCAACAAGACCGCCGCCGAGCACAAGCTGGCCGTCATGCAGGGCAACCGGAAACGGCGCAACGACATCCTGTTCGCGCTCCTCTCCGGTGCCGGTTCCTCCTCCCCGATGGGAGCATCCCGATGACACCCGACGACGACGAACTCGCCCGCATCTGGGCGGGGGTCAAAGACACCGCCAAAGGGGCCGTGCGTGGCGTCGCGGCGATGCCCGGCGAAGCGATGGGCCTCATCAACACCGCCGCCAACTGGACCCCCACCCGCGACGAGTATGGCAAGTATTATTCCGGCGTGGCCGACAAGGGCCGCGCCTACGCCGACGCCATGATGGGCGGCGCACCAGAGTCATCTACGATGGGCACTTTCGGCGAGATGCTCGGCCCCCCGATGAAAACCGGTGCCAAAGCCCTCGGCCTGATCGGGGCGATTCGCCCCGGTGGCTTGCCGCACTTGCAAATGACCCATGCGCTGTCGGACGCGACGCACCTCGTCGGCCCCGACATGAAGGTTTTCAACGAATTGTCGAGCCCCAGTTTCGCCATTCGGCAGCGGAACACACGAATTCCGATGACGACAGGCGACTCGGTGATTCTCAGTCCACGTTTGGGCATGGGGCCGGAGAATCGCGGCGGCATCCTCACCAACCGCGACGTTTACACGCTGCGCGGCAGGGAGTTGGCCCCGGCTCTCGACTATCCAAGCGGGCGCTTGGGGCAGAAGTTCGACACACGCGATTTGCGACTTAAAGAGGGCACAACCCCGAAATCTCTGGCGCAGATGCTGGCTATCGAAGCATCACCCTCCTTCCAGTCACTTCGGGACTACGAAAACAGCCGCGCCGGGGCCGGTGTGTTGGACCACGCGCTCACACCTACTCAATGGGGCAAGGGGTTTGAAAAAGACCTGCTGGAATGGGCAGAGATGCAGCCGAAAGGAGTGTGGAGCAACCTCATGGCCGACAAGCTGATCGGCCCCGATGCCAAGAGCGGGTCGTGGACGATGCGGGCGCTGCGTCACGCGGCGGGGAAAACCGACCCCGTGGCGCAGGATTTGTTGACCGATCTGCGCCGTGCGCCCGCCGCGTACTCCGAATGGAAGTCCACAGGCCCGCTCCCGCTGAACGCTGAGACTATCGGTGCGGCGGCGTTCCCCAGACAGGCGGTGAACGACACAGGGCGCACCCCGCTAGCAACGCAGTATGTGCGCGACGAATTTGAGCGGCGTGGGATTCCGACGACGGAGTACGACCCCTTCAACGCCAGCGACAAGAAAGCGCCGAAGATCGCCGAAATGATCGAACAGCTTCTACAACAATCAGGCCCATACGGGGGTAGCAGATGAATCCGCAAGCAAATAGTGAGTCGCCCTCCGGCGCAGGCGCGTCTGTTGATCAAGTTTCCGATTTTGGCGAAGGCAAAGAGGGTCAGGCAAAGCGATGGAAGGCGGAACTTGACTCGGCCAAGCGCAGCGAGGCTAGTTTCGTCAAGCGGGCCGAGAAAACCGTCAAGCGATACCGTGACGAGCGCGATTCCATCGACGATCAGGACCGGAAGTTCAACATACTCTGGTCGAACGTCCAGACGTTGAAGCCTGCGGTCTACGCCAAGCCCCCGAAGCCGGAGGTTAGCCGCCGTTTCGACACCACCAATCAAGTAAACCGGGTTGCCGCCGCCATTCTGGAGCGCAACTTGGAGTTCACAGTCTGCGAACACTCGCAATTCGACGCCACGATGAACGCCTGCGTCGAGGACCGACTGATCCCCGGACGCGGCACGGCGTGGGTTCGGTATGTTGCCGACCTCACGCCCATGTACGAGAACCGCCCCGATCCTTTGCCGGGGGCACCGGAAACACCCGTACCACCAACTTCCGTGCAAGCCGGAGGGGGGACCGGCGCGGCCATGCCCGGCGCATCCCCGGCTCCCCTGCCTCCCGGCACCACGGCGCTGCCGCCGGGGCCGCTGCCGATGCTCGGGCAACCGACGCCCACGCCGCAGCCGCCGCGCACGCCGCCGCAGCCCAAGGAGTTGCAGAACAAGGCGGTGACGGACGACAGCTACGAATCCGGCGTCATCTCCGGCGAGAAGGTGTGCTTCGACTACGTGCATTGGAAGGACTTCCGTATGTCGCCGTCACGGACATGGGAGGAATGTACGTGGGTGGCGCGGCGCGTGTTTATGACCCGCGCAAGCGGCGTCAAGCGGTTCGGGGAAGCGTTCAATAACGTGCCGCTCAATTACGCGGAAGCGGCTTCCACGCAGAAGGCGAGCAACGCGGGCAGCGGCGGCAATCAGGAGTTCGGCCCCGGCCTCGGCGTGTTGAAGAAGGCTGCAATCTGGGAAATTTGGAGCAAAGATGACCTCAAGGTGTATTGGCTTTGCGAAGACCACCCGGAAATCCTTGACGAGCGGGACGATCTGTTTCAGTTGGACGAATTTTTTCCGTGTCCGAAGCCGCTTCTTGCAACAACTACTAATGACTCCACGATCCCGCTTCCCGACTACTGCATGTATCAGGATCAAGCGACGGAACTGGATCAGATTACCAATCGCATTTCCCTGCTTACGCAGGCCCTCAAAGTTATCGGCGTCTACGACAAGACTCAAGATGCGGTGCAGAGGCTTTTGACGGAGGGCGTCGATAACACGATGATCCCGGTGGACAACTGGGCGATGTTCGCGGAGCGCGGCGGGTTGAAGGGCGTGGTCGATTTCTTCCCCGTCGAAATGGTGATGAACGTACTCGAACGGCTCATCAACGCTCGCGGTGTGGTGAAGCAGGACGTTTACGAGATCACTGGCATTGCGGACATCGTGCGTGGTGCGAGCGTGGCCTCGGAGACGGCCACCGCGCAGTCCATCAAGGAGAAGTTCGCCAACATACGCATCAACGACACCCAGAAAGACATCGCGCGGTTCGCCAGCGACCTCATCAACAAGGCCGCGCAAATCATGGTGAACTTCTTCCAGCCGGAGACGCTGATCGTCAACGCTGATCTGCAAGACCCGGCGGGACCGGACTTCCAGTATGTCCCGGCAGCGGTGCAACTCGTCAAGGATGGCAAGCTGATTCAGCACAAGATCAGTGTGTCGGTGGACTCCATCACCAAGGCGGACGACAAGGAAGAAAAGGAAGCGCGTAACGAGTTCATGCAGAACTTCGGGTTCCTGATGCAACAAGCAGTGCCAGCCATAGAGAAGATGCCGGAGTTGGCTCCGATGATCGCGCAAGTCACGCTCTGGTCAGTGCGCGGCTACAAGATCGGACGCGACATAGAAGGCGTGATCGAACAATCCATCTCGCAGATGGCGCAGCAAGGCCCGCCGCCCGAGAAGCCCGATCCGGCGATGGTGAAGGCTAAGATGGAAGGCGAGAAGATGCAGGCCGAGATGGCGATGAAGCAGCAGGATCAGCAGGCCAAGCAGGCCGCCGACGCCGCCGAGATGCAGATGAAGGAGCGCGAGCAGCAGCAAGACCTCGCGTTCAAGGAGCGCGAGCACGCGCTCGACCTCCAATTCAAGGAGCGCGAGTTCGACCTCAAGCTGCAATTCATGCGGGAAGAATTCGCGCTGAAGCAGCAGGCCGCGCAGACCGACGCCGCCGTGAAGGTGCAGACCGCGCAGATCGACGGTGAGATCAAGACGCAGCAGCACGCGCAGACGATGGAGCAGCAGGCGCAAGCCCACGAAGCCGGACAGGAGCAACAAGCGGAAGCCGCCGACGCAGAGTTGGAGCAGAAAGAGTCCGCGGCCAAAGAGAAGAAGGAAGGGGAGGACGACTGATGTCCCGCAGAAGATTCCGCTACGACCCCGCGCTTAAAGAAATGGTGGAGGTGATCTATGTTGATGAGGGGAGTTCCGATTTCCCAGTGGTGCATGGAGACATACCAGCGTTTGTTTCACCCCTTGACGGAACCGTGGTCGAGGGGAAGCGCGCCTACTACGAGCACATGCGAAAGCACAACGTCGTTCCCTTCGAGAAGGGGGACGAGGTTCGCAAGGCTCCGCAAAAAGACCCAAAAGACCGCCAAGCGTTGAGAGAGCGGTTATGGGAATTCGCCGATAAGGCGGTTCAACGTGGCTCCAACCGAAGAATAGGAAACTAAGATGCCCCCAGAAGAAAATGCGTCTGTCCATGACTCAATCTCCGCAACCATCGACGCGATGGAGCAGTCGGCCCCATCCACACCCGACACCGCCGCAGCCCCCGTGGCTCCGGCACCGGCGGAAGCAGTTGCCCCAGCCGCTCCGAGTACCCCCGCTACGCAAGACAAGGGAACGGGGCGGGATTCCTCTGGACGGTTTCTGAAAAAGACCCCCGATGCTGCTCCTTCTGATGCACCCGCGAAACCAGACACCGCTGCTGCGCCGACTGCGCCGGCAATGGCCGAGGGGGCACCAACTGACGGCAAAGTGGCGACGCCGCCCGTCGTGGCAACCGCCGACGAAGCGCCGCCTTCGTGGACGCCCGAACTCAAGGAAAAGTGGGCGGGCCTTGATCCGGCCCTGAAGGGTGAAATTCACCGCCGCGAGAAGGAAATTGCAGTGGGGCTGCAACGTGCCGCCGAGGTCCGCAAGTTTGGGGACTCGGTAATGCAGGAATTCGCGCCCTACGCCGAGATTTTGTCTCGGGAGGGGGCTACCCCCCAAGCGGCGATGCGGGCGCTTCTGGAGACTTCCTACACCCTGCGCTATGGGTCCAAGGAGCACAAGACGGCGCTGTTCCAAGCGATGGCCAACCAGTACGGCATCGACCTCAACGCCCAAATAGACCCGGAGAAGGCCAACCTGCAACGGGAACTGGACACCCGCAGGCTGGAGGAAGCGCGGCGGGGGTCGGCCCAGCAAGCTACGATTCAGCAGGAGGTGGTGAGCGAGTTGGAGGCGTTCATAAGCTCGCCGGGGCACGAACACTACGCCACGGTGCGGCCGATCATGGCCGGTATGTTGGGCAGCGGGGCTGCAACCACCCTTCAGGAAGCCTATGACCGGGCGTGCTGGGCCGACCCCACGATTCGGGCGGCTATGCAGCTTGCCGACAGTACTAGGCGTGTCGAGAGTCAAGCCAAGAACCGCAACGCTCTGGCCAGCGTCAACGGCGCTCCCGGGGCAGTCACCACCGGGTCTGCGCTTCCAGACGCCAGCAATCTGCGGGGATTCCTCGAAGCGCAGTTCGCCCCCGGCGGCACCAAGCGCGTGTAGAGCGTATGTTGACAGGTGGGCTACTGCGGGGGTAGCCTACCTTCTCATGGGACAGAAGGTCGCCAGCGACCCCATCTAGACTCCCCGCACCCTCATCAGGGCCAGCGTCGTAACAAACGGCGTAGTTTTCATTCCACCTGATAGGGGGCACTCATGGCCTTTGCCAATTCTCAAGTCAGCGACATCATCGCTACGACGATCCAATCGCGTAGCGGGATCATCGCGGACAACGTAACGAAGAACAACGCGCTCCTGCGCCGCCTGCAACAACGGGGAAACAGCAAGCCGTTCTCCGGCGGTAACGTCATCATGCAGGAACTCAGCTTCGCGCAGAACGCGAACGCCGGGTGGTACAGCGGGTACGAGACTCTGCCTGTGGGAGCGCAAGACGTTATCAGCGCCGCCCAGTTCGACATCAAGCAAGCGGCCTGCCCGGTGACGATCTCCGGTCTGGAAATGCTGCAAAACTCCGGCAAGGAGCAGATCATCGACCTGCTCGAAGGTCGCATGACGGTTGCCGAAGACACGATGGCGAACCTTGTTGCTGCGGGTCTGTACGCTGACGGCACTGGTTACGGCGGCAAGGAACTCACCGGCCTGCTCGCCGCAGTTCCGGCGAACCCGGCTACCGGCACCTACGGCGGTATTGATCGTGCCGTGTGGACGTTCTGGGCGTCGCAGCTTTACAAGGGCACGACGACTGGCAGTGCAGCGATCAGCGCATCGAACATCCAGACGTACATGAACCGTTTGTGGGCCAAGCAGGTTCGCGGCCAGAATCGGCCTGACCTGATCGTGATGGACAACCTGATGTGGGCGTTTTACATGCAGTCCCTTCAGGCGATCCAGCGTTTCAATTCGCCCGACACCGGCAATCTCGGTTTCCCGTCCATCAAGTTCATGGACGCCGATGTGGTTCTGGACGGCGGCTTGGGCGGCAACATGCCCGCGACGGTGGCGTACTTCCTCAACACGAAGTACATCTTCTTCCGTCCGCACCGTGACCGTAACTTTGTCGCGCTCGACCCGGGCAAGCGGTATTCGATCAATCAAGACGCCGTGACGCAGATTCTCGCGTTCGCCGGTAACTTGACGACCTCGAATTCGTCCCTGCAAGGTCGGCTGGACAACACGTAACCGTCCACCCCCCCAACCCTTCTATTCAGGAGAAACAGCTATGGTTGCTGCTCTGACTACCCCAATGGCAGGCGCGGGCCTGTCCCAATTGTGGAAGCCCGATGCCCGGGCCATCAATACCACGGGCGACGGTGACAAGTACGCCCCGTTCACACTCGGCACCCGTGCCGTTACGGCTGACTTGGCGAAGGGACTCGCGCAGTTTGTGCGCGTAGGTTCGGGGCAAATCCCGAACGCCAACGGCACCACGCCTATCGGGGTGACAAACGGCGTGACTGTGGCCGCTGGTACAGGGAATAACTGGTACAACCTGACGGGCTTGACGCCTGTCGCGGGCGACTACCTGTTCCTCGCTGCTGCGGAAGCCACTGCGTAGTAGTCGTACCCCTCGGTCTGGTGGGCCTTCCCCTCGGAGGAGCGGGAGTTCCGCCGATCCGAGGGGTTTTTTCCATCTAAAAACAAAACTACACAAGGCCAACCCAATGTCTCTCGAACAAACGCTTGACGAACACAGTTTCGACAACCGCTTCGCAATGGACGACAAACTGTATGTTGTGTTCTCTGTGAAGGCGATCAAGAACGAAGGAAAAAGTGATCGGGAGGGTCGTCCTATTTTCGACGACGTTCCGCACATTCGCATCCATGTCCCCGGCGACAAGAACAGCATCGCGGAACGTCCGGTGACCGATGAGGACAAGGTGCGTTTCGCTTCTCGGTGGGAGAAGTTTCAGAAGAATATGGAGCAGTCCCCCGAAGGTACACCGTTGGAGATGTGGCCTCAACTTTCCATTTCGCAGGTGTACGAGTTCAAGGCGCTCGGCGTGATGACAGTGGAACAACTCGCTGCGATGAGCGACTCCCATGCTGCGAAATTCATGGGCGGTCACGAAATCCGGCGGCGTGCCGATGTCTTCATCAAGCTCGCCAAAGACACTGCGGAAGCACAGCGTGTTGCGGTGCTGAATGACGAACTGACCACGCGCCTCGCCGCGCAGGATGAGCAACTCCGGCAGATGGCGGCGAAGCTCGAAGCGCTGACAGATGAGCGGCGCGGGCAGAAAGAGAAGGGCAGCATCACCGGGGCCATTGGGAAAGCTCTCATGGGCAACTGATGGGCATAGTCAACCGAATCCAGAACGCATGGACACGGGAACAAGCGTTCAACCCGGGGACACTCGTATTGGTCCCCGGGCCGCTCCGCACCGTCACCAAAGACGGACTGTTCGAGTACGACGGCACCAAGCTGTATTTCACTGTGGGAACGGTTCGCAAGGAAGTAACACTGGTCTAGGAGCGAACAATGGCGTACCCGCAACCGACGATTCTCCAACAATGCCAATCGGCCCTGCGTGAACTTGGTCTTCCGGTAGTAGATACTGTAGCTCAAGCGAGCGACTCCACCGGCCAGCAAATCTTCGGTCTGTGGAACGCTCTCGGGCAAGAACTCTACGAAAAGTATCGGTGGAAGGAACTCGAAAAGCACTTTTCGCTGACCACGGTACAGAACCAAGAGGCGTACCCTCTACCCGCTGACTGGGCCGGTCCCATAGACCAGACAGAGTGGGACCGCACGAACCACTGGTCACTCATCGGGCAGGCCACTCCGCAGCAGTGGCAAACGCTCAAGAGCGGCATCGTCGCGCTCGGCCCACGCCTGCGCTACCGCTACATCAACGATACCGTCGAACTGTTCCCGACCCCGACAGTAACGGGTGGCAATGTGTTTGTCCCCTTCACACTCGACTTCATGTACTACGCGAATGGGTGGGTGGTCGATGAGGACGGGAACACTGCACAGTCCGCAATCTCGGATGCTGCCACGTGTATGTTCAACACCCGCATGATGATCAACGGGATCAAGTTGAAGCTGTGGCAGATCAAGGGATTCGACACTACTGCGTTGCAGAACGACTTTGACATCATGTTCAACCAAGCGATGAGCCGCAATCAGGGCGCTCCTCGGCTATCGCTATCCCCGCGTGTGTCGCCGATTTACATTGGTCCGTGGAACATCAGTGATGGTAACTGGAACACTGGACCGACAGGGCCATGAACCCGTGGCTGAACACTCCCCGTCGTGCCGTCATCAAGACGGCCAGCGTCCCTGCGCCTGTTGGGGGGTTGAACGCTCGGGATAGTGTGGCGGCAATGCCGCCCACGGACGCGATTGTGTTGAAGAACTGGTTTCCGTTCCCCTATGCCTTGACCATGCGGCAAGGGTGGAAAGAACGTGTGGTTGGGATGACCAGTGGCACCAACCCCACCATCGCGGAGTTCAGCCCCATTTCTGGGACGCCGACAGTCATCGCGTTCACCGGAGGGAAGGTGTATGTCATCACCTCCACCGGGCCAGCACCCACTGCCAGCATCACCGGTATGTTGAGCGATTACTGGCAGACCACGATGTTTTGCAACGTGGGCGGTAACTACCTCTACTGCGTGAACGGGGTGGACAGTCCGCGTATATACAACGGCGTGGCGTTCACCACGGTGCTCGAAGACCTGACCCCGCCCCCCGCCGGGTTCGACATTTCCGGTATTGACCCGAAAACGTTTGTTGATGTGGCCGTGCATCAGAGGCGTTTGTGGTTTGTGCAGAAGAACAGCACGCAGGCGTGGTTTCTGCCGGTGGATCAGCTTGGTGGTGTGGCGCAACCGTTCGAGGTCGGTCAGCTATTCAAGTTCGGCGGCTACCTCATGGCGATCTACACGTGGGCTGGCGACTCTGGCGACGGGATGAACGATAAGTTGGTGTTCATTTCCAGCAACGGAGAGATCGCAGTCTACAGCGGTACTGACCCGGAAGACGCGGCTTCGTGGGGCTTGGAGGGTGTGATCCGTCTGGGCGCTCCCGTGGGCCGTCGCTGCGGTGTGAGCTACGGCGGCGATCTCATTTTGCTCACGGCGAACGGCGCAGAACCATTGTCGAGGGCTTTTCAGAGTACGAAGGTCAACACAGCAGACAACCTCACCGACAAGATTCAACATACGATCAGTTCGTTGATTTCTGAGCACTACGATAAGGTGGGGTGGGAAATGCTGCTTTTTCCCAACGAGAATCAGATTTGGATTGTCGTGCCCATACCTGCGGATCAGGGCGGCGTGACGGTCTACGCAATGAACACGATCACTGGCGCGTGGTGTCAGTTCACGAACATGGACATACAGTCCTCGTGCCTGATCGGCCTCAGTCCGTACTTCATCACCAAAGACGGGCGTATGTGTCAGGCGTGGACTGGGTACTTCGACAACGTGCCGTGGAACGAGACGATTGGTGATCGGATTGAGTTGGAGGTGGTCACGGCGTACAACTACTTCCAGTCGATGGGAATAACGAAACGATGGACGATGGTGCGCCCGATATTTCAGGCGGGGGCGGTCCCCGCGTCTGCGATAAAACTGGAAGTGGACTTCGAGGTGGTCGAGCCTTTGGCACCCAGCGTGATACCCCAACCGTCGGAAGATTACATTTGGGACCAAGCGATTTGGGACGCGGCAAAGTGGGACGTGCGGTACGGGCGTTACCGTCGGTGGCAGAGTGTCGAGGGAATGGGCTACGCGGCGGCAATGCACATGGTAGTGGCGCAGGATGTGGAGACACTTTGGGCCGCAACGGATTTTGTGTATGAACTCGGTGGCACGGTTTAGGCTCACAACAGACAGGGGTCGGGTCAGCGACTTTTGTGCAAGGTTGTTGGAAACAGAGGGGTGGGCAAACCACACGGCAGTGGGGCTGGAGAGAGGTGGCGAGATCATAGCGGGGGTGGTCTACGAGAACTACACGGGACCGAACATCTTCGCGCACATTGCCGGAATTCCCGGCAAAAGGTGGATGACTCGGACTTTTCTCCATGCGATTTTTCACTACCCGTTTGTTCGCCTTGGAGTGGAACGGATCACTGCTCAGGTGGAAGCAAGTAACAGCGATGCACGCAGGCTCAATGAACATTTTGGGTTTCAGAACGAAGCAGTGTTGCGCGGGGCGATGCCGTCAGGCGATCTCATCCTAATGGTGCTGTGGAAGAAGAACTGCCGATTCATTGGAGATACTCATGGGTAAGAAAGCCAAGACGCCAGCCGCCCCCGATTACGCGGCGCTCAACACACAACAAGCGGGTTTGAACAAGCAGGCCGCTACTGATGTGATGAACGCAAACCGCTACACGCAGGTCGGGCCCACTGGGTCCAGCAACGAGTGGGTTACAGACCCCGCTACTGGGAAGGTGACTAACAAAACTTCATTCGGCCCCACTGAACAACCTATTTACGAGCAGAACGCCGACCTTCGCCTCAAGTATGGGCAGATGGGGAACACTGCCGCAGGGCAGTTCGCCAATCAATACTACGGCGGGTACGGTGGTGGTGGCGGTGGTGGCGGTATGATCAGTAGTTACGGGTACGGTGGCGGCGGTGGCGGCGGTGGCGGCGGTGGCGGTTCGGCCGAAGGACCGTCCCCTGTCAACAAGGACATCCAGAGGGACTTGGACTACTCCAAGCTGTCCCCGATGCCGGGAGACACTACGGCAGAGCGCCAGCAGGTGCAGGACGCCCTCTACAAGCGGCAGACGGGGTATCTGGACCCGCAGTACGCAGAGCAGCAGCGCTCCCTTGAGACACAGCTTGCCAACAAGGGTCTGGTCCCCGGCACTCCGGCGTTCAACAACGCCATGCAGATAATGAACCAAGCGAAGGAACGCGCCTACGCGGGTGCGCGTAACGACGCCATTACGGGCGGCGGCGCGGAGCAAGAGCGGTTGCAGAACATGATTCTGCAACTCAGGAACCAAGGAAAGAGCGAAGTGGATACGCTGGGCGCGTTCCACAACGCCGCGCAAGGTCAAGGTGCGGGCCAGTGGCTTACTCAGCACGGACAAGAAACCGCAGCGAACGCGCAGATTCAGTCGGCGAGCATCGGCGCGAGCACAGCGTCCGCCTCCGCGCAACTGGCGCACGAAGACCGCTCCCGGGCGCAGCAGTGGGCCGAGTTGATGGGCTACAACAGCCTGTCGCAACCAGACTCGGCCAACTTCAACATCGGTCAAGGCAACATGGGAGTGTACAACACGGGCGACGCTGTAGGTGCGGCACAGAAGGGGTATCAAGCACAGCTTGACGCCGCCAACGCGAAGAACGCCGGGCGTGCAGGCATCGGGTCCGGTATCGGCACGATAGCGGGGGGTGTTCTCGGCGCGTACTTTGGCGGACCGATGGGGGCGTCGGTCGGCGCGAAAATCGGCGGGGCGGCGGGGGGCTCTCTCGGCAGCGACCGGCGACTCAAGAGCAACATCGTCGCGCTCGGCAAGACGCCGGGGGGTCACAGCTTCTACGAGTACGACATCGCCGGTCGGCGCGAGCGCGGCGTGATGGCGCAGGAACTCCAACAAACGCTGCCTGAAGCGGTGAGCCGAGGGATGGCAGGCTACCTCATGGTCGATTACTCGAAGGTGAACTGACATGGCGTTCAACAACTCAGGGTCGTTCGGGTACAACCCGTCGCAGTCCTCGACTTCCATGCCGGGGAGCTTCGATGAGGAGCAGATAGCAATTGCCCGCAAGCGGGCGCTGATGCAGCAACTTGCGAACCAACCGGCGGTTGACAGCGGCTACAGGGGCGCTCATTGGGTGAACCCGTACTACGCGCAGCTTGGCCCCGCCGTCTCGCAGGGGCTAAATGCCCTCGCGCAGCCGGAGATGGACGCGCAGCTTCAGGACATCGCGCAGCGGCGAAGCGCAGCGGCAGACGAGTGGTTGGGGCAGATGCCCACCGACACCCCCGCTGACCCCGGCGTGCAGGGCACTGGCCCCATCGCGCCGCCGCCCAACACGCCCGGGGTCGAGTACGACCAAGACCAGCACGTGCAAAATTGGATGAGCGCACGGGCGGCGCAGCAGGACAAACTGGCGCAGGACGCTGCGATCAACATGGAGACGGGTGCTCCCATGGCGCTCGCGGACTCACAGATGCAACCGTTGGAACCGGCCCCCGCCGCACCGATGGTCCCGCAGGCACCACAGGACTTCGTGCCGAACCGCGCCGCGACGCCGATGATCCCGGCGAAGATTGGAGACATGGCGAAGTGGGCCGCGAAGGGCGCGGCGTTCTCGCCCATGCACGCCAAGGTGGCCGAGAAGGCGTTGGACACCGCCATCGCCGCGCCGGAGAAAGCACGCCTCGCGGCGGAAGCAATCGCGGCGAAGAAGGAACAGGCTGCTGAACTTGCGTCCAATCGCAGGCATGAGCTTGCGCTGAAGCAAATGGAATCCGCGTCGGAGAAAGAGCGTGACCGCATATTCAAGGAGCAGATGCTTGAATACAAAGCTGCCAACGACATTAACAAGATGGAGCAGATGTATGCTCTCAAGGAAGCGTTGGCAGCGGGGAAATCTCCTCCGGTGGAACATACTACGTTGCAAGGTTATGATGTAGTTACTGGACGCCCGGTGAACCGCGCCCCCAACGGCACGCTGTTCCGCGCGGGAGAAGACGGCAGGCCGGAGGCAGCGCCGTTTGTTGGCGAGGTCATGCCCGTTGCGGCGAAGGAGAAGGAAGTCGCCAAGGTGCAGGCGTCGATGGAGAACCATTCCGCAATCAAAAGCCTGCTAGAGATGGCCGAAACAAACGAGGGCGCGTTCGGGTCGAGTGGTGCCCTCCTCGGCATGGTTCCCGGCCCGTTGGGTGTGTGGGCCTCTGCCAAGAACCTTACCGAGGCGCAGATTCAAGCCCGTTCGGAGTTCGCTAAACACGCAGCTAAACTTACGCACGATTTGTACGGGTCGGCGTTTACCTCAGGCGAGCAAAGTCGCGCTGCGCCGTTCATCGTGCAGCCTTCCGATCCGCCGGAGAAAGTGCTGGCGAACCTGAAGGGCATGTTGAAGGAAGCCGAGCGCACACGCATGTTCCAGAGCAACGTCGCCAAGCAGGCAGCGCAGGCACGGGTTGGTGGCGGCGAAGGCGGCGGCAAGACCATCGTCAAAAAACTTGTCAAGGGTGGCAAGACGTATGTTCTCTACTCTGACGGGACGGAAGGAGTGCAGTGATGACCAGCGGGATCAACTGGGACGAGGTGCCCCCGCTCACAGAGTCGGGCATTGACTGGAGCCGAGTGCCAGAGATACCGCTCGACCCGGTGACCCCGGGGCGGAGGGCGTACCTGCAACGCGAGCAGGACAAGGCAACATACAGCCCGGTGGCGAGCGGGCACCCGATGCAGCGTTTCGCGGAGGGACTCGGGTCATTCTGGCCGTCCGCAACCTTGGGGGCACAGCAGGCGGCGGCGTCGCTCGGGTGGGGCGATGAGGCCGCGTTGTCGCAGCAAGCCGCCGAGAAGGAGCGCATCGACGCGCCGCTGTCCAACACCGCAGGCGGTGCGTTCGGGAAGTTCCTGCCCGACCTCGGCCTCGCCGTGGCCGGTGGCTCCGCTGGAAAGCCTCTGGGCATGATTCCGCAGATAGCGCGGCAGGGTGGCATCGGATCGCTCCTGAACATTTTCGAGCCGAAGGAAAATTACAATCTGGCGAACGAAGCCGGTAGAGGCTTTCTACAAGGTGCAGCCGCAGAAGGTGTCGGGCAAATAGCAGGCCGCGCCGCGCTGCCGTTCCGCAAGCAAACACCGTTCGGCAATGAGAACGCGAAAATCTTGGAAGAAGGCGGGCTTCCCCGTCCGCTCATCAGCACGCAGAGCGGGGAGAGGTTGCCCCAACAAATGTCGGATGCGTTGGAGCAAATTCCGATCCTCGGGTCCAAGGTGCGGAACAATCGGCACGAGAATTTGGATTGGCATACGCGGAACGAGACACGCAACGCCGGTATGGAGGTGCCTGCACTTACGGGACAGGCCCGCATTGACATGGCTGACCGGCTGGATCGTATGAAGGCGGGGTTCAACAGCGGCAAGGACTCCAACGCGATTCAGGTGATCTCTGATATTTGGGACGCCAAGGATAAAATTGGCAACAACCTTGCGGCTACGGGCCAGAAGGGCGTGCTCAACAAGTTCGACGAAGCGGTGGACGCTCTTAAGGAGGACATCAAGCGGAGGGGTGGGGTTAACGCGCTGTCTGCCGAGGACTTGATGAAGCGCCGGTCATTCGCAACAAACAACATGCACAGCGCCGACAACTCCGCAGAGCGCGAGACGTATCGGGCGATCCGCGATGCTTACGACGATGCGTTTGTCCTTGCCAACCCGTCAATGCGCTCAGGGTTCGAGCAGTGGAAGGCCCAGTACGGCTCGTTCATGGATGTGCTGAAGTCTGCGGATAGGGGACTAAGCGACGCCGGGCAGCTTCTCCCGAAGAACACCCTCGCCGCCACAGATTTCATAGATCAGGTAGCCCGCACGCCCGGGGAGCGGTTACGTCAGGCGTCCGCACAGGCAATCACCAACCCACCTACCGGCTGGAACCGGGCCGGTTACATCGGTATGTTGATGGGAGCACCGCTGGGCATGGGGGGCGCGACTGCGCTCGCCACCAACCCGACGCTGGGCACCGCCGCAGGCATTGGCACCGCTGCCGCGTTGTGGAACGCGCTGTCCCGCAAGCCCATCAGTCCTTCCGCAGCGGCAATGATTGAACGCCTGACGGCAGGCACCACCAATGCCGGTTTGGCGCGTATGTTCGGCCAATAGAGGAACAAACATGTCTCGTGACTCGTTCGGCAACTACTATCTCCCCGCCGGTAACCCCGTAGTCGCTGGAACGACTATCGCCACTGCGTGGGCGAACCCCACTCTGGCCGATGTTGGCACGGCACTCACCGACTCGCTCTCGCGCTCCGGCAAGGGCGGCATGTCCGCTGCGCTGGCGATGGGCGGGTTCCGAATCACTGCGCTCGCGGCGGCTATGGCCGCTACGGATGCGGCGCAGGCGGCACAGGTTCGTGACTTCGCCTACTCTTGGCTCACTGGAGCGGCTTCGGATTCCACGGGGAACAACTACACAGCGTCCGCGCTGCTCCCCACGAATCCAACGACGGGCACCTCGTACTTGCTACTCGCGGACAAGTCAAACACCGGAGCGATGACGCTCTCGGTGAATGGCAGTGCCGCGCTCCCGATACTGATTAACGGCTCCTCCACGCCTGCTGGACTCATCATCACCGGCGCAGTGATTATGGTGACGTATGTTGCCATGACGTACCGGATCACCAACACGGCGAGTGTGGCTGGCACGATCAATACCGTTTCGTCCGCCACCCCGGACGCGCTCACGGTTACCAACGACTACGGTACGGCAATTGCCACGATTACGGCGCGGACGAACGTGCCGAATGGGTTGGCACAGCTTGGGTCGGACACGAAGGTGCAGATTTCGCAGCTTCCGTTCACCGACATAACGTATGTTGGTCCGTGGAGCGCCGCGCTGGGGGCCAACCCATCGCAAACGGGGCGCAACAAGGGTGACTTCTACATCATCAGCGTCACCGGCACGCTCACCATCTACGTCGGCAACTCCAGCAACGTCTACACATCGCAGTCGAAGGCAGTGGCAGTTGGGGATGCGATCATCCTGATGAAAGCGTCCGGGTCGGGCGACTACCCGGATGGGTGGTATTTCATGCCGTCCGCTGCGGTACCGGCGGTGGCCAGCACCACGACCATGACCCCGACCACCACGCTGCCTGCGGTAACAAACGTGCAGTCGTGGATGACGCAGATGGACCCGATCATCGCGGCGAAACTGCCACTGGCGGGTGGCACCATGACCGGCCCCATTCTGCAACCGCTGGCACCGGCTACGGGGAACGCTCTCGCCAACAAGACGTATGTTGACGGGGCAATTGCCGCGCTCCCGCCGATGGTCAACACGTTCAATACGCGCTACGGCGACGTTGTGCTGCTCAGTGCGGACGTAGTTACCGCGCTCGGGGCTGCGCCTGCTCTGGTAACGGGGGCCACGTTCACTGGCCCGGTAGTGGCGTCCTCGATCACCGTGTCGGGGGATGCCACCTCGCACTCGTTCGTTCAGACCCCGTACATCGCGACGCTCGGTGCCACCCCCACCATCGACTTCGCCAATGGGCAGTCGCAGGAGTTGACGCTCTCTGCCAATGCTGTCATCGCGGCCATCAACAACGTGCCTGTCGGGACCATCCTTCGCCTTACTCTACTGGTGACGACATACACGATAACGTGGCCAGCGGCGGTAAAGTGGCCGCTCGGCGTGGCTCCGACGCTTTCTTCAGGTCCGCTGAAGGAAGCTATTGTGACGATGGAAAAGCTCACCAACGGCCACCTGCTCGCCACCGCTTCGGTGTTCTGAAATGCCTACCCCCACCACCCTTACGATCATAGGCGGCGACAACCAGCAGGTGTCGCTGAACACCTATACGGCAGAAATCGTGTGTTACTTGCGCGACGAGAACGGCAACAGTATGCCGAACGAGCCGATAGTATGGTCGCTGCCGCAGGGGGTGGAGCCGGGTGGTGGGTTCGCTCTGTCTGGGTTCACCCCCGCGCCCTACTACACGACCACTGATTCTTCGGGGCGTGGATTCACCGGGTTCAACAACCTCTACACGAACAACATACCGGGAGCGTGGTTGGGGGCAGTGCAGTCGGTAGCTGTGGGTACTGTGTACGGCGTGTACTCGCTCACCAACGTAGACCCACCGGTACCCACGTACATGTCCGCGCAGACCAATGGGGTGCAGTCGGCAGCGCAGAACTCGAACTACCTCGCGGTATCTGTGCTGATCCAAGACCAGTTCGGAAACACGATGCCGGGGCAGGCAGTAGGGTTCACGGTTCCTTCCGGTAGGGGAACGTGGCCCGGGGGTGGTTCTCTCTCGCGCTTCGTGACCACCAACGGCAGCGGTGTAGCAATGTCCCCCATTCTCACTGCCAGTGCAGTGCTGGGGCAGTTCTACCTCACTGTGGCGTATGGCAACCACACGAACAGCAACATCGTATCGTTTACGACGATAGACCCGGAGGTGGTTGTCGCGCTGTCTCCCTACTCTGGCAACAACCAGTCCGTCGCCCCGCAGTTCCCGTTTGCGTTGCCACTGGTGGCGCGGGCAGCGAACGCCCTGAACAATCCCGTGGCGGGAGTGAGTGTTCTGTTCACTGCCCCTGCGTCGGGGGCATCCTGCACGTTCCCCCCGTCGTCGCTCACCGCGACAGCGGTCACCGACATAAACGGGCTGGCTACTACACCCAACCCAACGGCGAACGCCACAGCGGGGGCGTACAGTGTTGCAGCCACGAAGTCAGGGGCGCAAACTGCTTACTTCGGACTGACCAACGGCGGGGCACCCCCCACGCTGACCGATGCGCTGGCAATGTGTGAGGTGTAGACACCATGAGTTTCATCAACCGCGCACAGATTGACGACGCCACAAGCAAGGTGGAGGGCGTGGGCGTGGCCACCCCTACTGCGCCGGAGTGGGGTGTGTTGGCCGGTACTGCCTTCTCCCCGGGCGCGCAGGCTGTTGCCACGATTGAGACGGCACCCGGGGTAGGCGACCCCGCTTCCGGGTCATTCCGACTTACCAATGATGACCGCCTCTACATCTGGCCGGTGGAGACACTGGGGGTGCCGTCACTGGTGGTGTGGAACTCGGGTCTGCCGTATGTCCCCGACGGCCGCTTGGTAGTCTCTACGGCGGCGGTGGCGAACTACGTCGCCGGGTGGCCCGTGACCATAGACGGGTGGGTGTGCATGAATGTGGCGGGTACTGTGGGGACTGGCGAATTCGACATGTCCATCCCCGGCCCCACCACCAACACGGTGTTCACCACCACCATCGTCAATTCGGACACGTACTCGCTCACCAAGATCACGTTCGATTTGTCGAATACGTTCTCGTTTGCGCCGGGTTTCCCGGCGCTGGTGTTCGGCCACCACATCAGTCAGGTCAACGGCACGATCACCACCGCTACGCCGTTCGGCACTGCGGGCGGATCGACGTTCGGTTTTGATTTCACCGGATTCACTACGGGCAAAACTTTCGTGTTTACGTGGGATGCACATATCGCCACCGACCCAGCGTATGTTGCCACGGTCCTCGAAGTTGACCTTACCACGGTGTCCATCGTGACCTCGGCAGGCCCGGCGGTGGACAGCTACATGCAGTACTCCGGCATCTCCGTCGAGTCTGGGTGGTCGCACGCGACCACCCCCAGCCCCGCGTAACCATGACCAAGAAAATATCGCGTTGGTGGGCAGTACTGCTGGCGATGTTCTTGTCGGCGGTGTCCCCCGTAACAAACGCCATATCGCGGCTGTTCAACCCG